AAGAATTAGTAACTGCTGCTGTATCCGCACCTCCAACTACCTCAACGGTAGACAAAGACGAGGATGATGCATTATCATACTTTGCGAAACTCGCAGAAGAATAATTACACAGGAGGTCAAACGACCTCCTTTTTTTATGGTAAGGTAATATTAGTATTTTCTGTTTGTATTGTTCTATCGTTTAGATATTCTGATGATTCATCATATACCATTATCTCTCTCATATCATTTAAAAACTCTTGAAGGTACTCCTCTCTTAAAACAAATATTCTAGATTTTTTATCGTTTTGTATTGTTTCATAATCATAATTACTCACTCCTACAACAGGATTTAATGTTGCATTTGGTGTGCCTGGTTTAGGTATTGTAAAATTACTATCTACCACCTTTCCTTTGGGTAGAACTAATCTTCCATCACTATCTTTGACTTCTGTAGTTTCAAAATATCTTGTAGAATTTAGTGCATCACCATACTTATCTAAACTATAATCATACAAATCTCTTGGATTTAACGGCCATTCATTTCGCACATTAATTATACCTGCAACTGTTAAAATTACCCAATCAAATTGTGCACTTCCATATAAATCTTCTGCAACTGTATCAGGTCTTGCACCCATTGGAATTTCATACTTATTAAAAATAGTAAAGTTATTTTGTAAATCATCTCTCATTTTTGCACGACGAAATAAATTTTTTACCTCAACAAAATCTAAAGATGATGATTTATTCGGTAAAAAAGAAGGATATCTTAAATTTGGTAACTCTCTAAAATATCCCATTAGTATCCTACTGCCTCTGTGCCTGGTCTTGCATCATAATCAATATCGTAAATTGGTTGTATCTCTTTGAATGATAGATCTAAAATCATTGATACAGGTGTACCATCATCATATGTTGAATACACACCCTCACCCGTGTAAGTTGTTTGCATATCTGTTAAGAAACATTGTTTAAATTTATTTAAGAATGGATGATTATTTCTTCCTGTGCGATATCTTAACTTAAATACATTAGGTGTTTTTAAGAAGAAATTACCTGATCCAACTAAACCACCCTGTGCTTGTGCCGCCATGTTTCTTTTGAACGCACGAATTATTAGTTTGACTTGTTCTGATTCTTTTTCATTGCGAGGTGTTAACTTAAATTGAAATCTAAAGTTTCTTAGTGTGACATTATTAAATAATAATTCCATGTTTGGATTTAAAATTTCACCATTACTTCTTGATAGTAAATCATTTACTGTTACATTACCACCAAATATATTAACTGCCTCTGATGCAAGTGCTTTGTTTAATACATTTAAAGCACCACCTGCTGTCGTTCCATCTTTTAATCGGTCAGAAGTTTGTTTTCTAACATCATTTAATTGCTTTAGAGTTCCACTTAAACCTTGTGTTAGGTCAGTAGCCATCACTCCTTCAGCTGCTTCGACTCCAACCGCTGCAAGGCCATTTAATCTTGAGTCACCGTATTGAACATTATTTGAATCTGATAAGTTTGCAGGTATTGGTAATATAATTGTTCCAGCATTTATGAGTGGTTTAGTTGATAAACGATTAGATGATCTTCTACCAGCACGATTTGTAATGAAATTACCTTTCACATAACGGTTGTCGTCACCAGGTGCAGATACATACTTATCACCGATTGGAACATACTCTTCAATATCAATTTGCAAATAGTCAGTATGTTCTGTCAATGATTCTAATGGATATCTTAAAACTCCACCTCTTCTTTTCTTTGAGTATCTTCTTAATCTTTCCCTTGTTGCATTATCAATTTTTGTTTTTGTATCTGGAAATTGATCTCTAAAATTACCCTCTGAGGGTTTATCACTCAATTGACCATATTCATTGATTCTAGTACCAGGCACTACATCAGCATTGTTATCTGTTAATACATTGATACTATTTGCATAAGTATCTCCACCAGTAATATTGGATTTAAATAAATCACCAGTAGCTGCTTGATAACCAGGACTATTCTTCTTCTGTCTTTCAGTAAACTCTGCGTCTTTTATATTACCTATACTTATTGTCATGTTATCTTTTTAGTTATTTATACGAAATTTTGCAAATGGTATAGTATTTAGATCTTGTAGTTCTTCATTTGTAACTTGATAGAGTTGACCTATAACCTCTTGAAAGGTATATGAACGAGATTGACCCCAATGAAAATTTATTCCTCGAAATCCCCACTCATACGTATTTGTTACAGCCACAAGTGGATTTTGATCGTATCTTATACCTAAAGTTTTTGGTTGATAAACAAATACATAGATCTTACCAACCTCTGGGGTTGACTCTACACTATCTCCTAGAACATCCATGATCTCAATCATAAGATCATCAGCATCTTCTGTTCCGTTTATATCTCCTACTAGTGGTGCAATACGACTCATTTGATTCCTAGTTCGTTTTCAGTCATCACCTTAAATTCCCACAAACGATCTTTACAAAACTCATCTGCAGCTTTCCATTTTGCTTGGTTCTTAGCGTATTCATAGACTTCTCTTAAATAATTCTTGGTCTGTCTTTTAGGTTTTTTTGGTTTTTGTGTTTGTTTATGTGGTTTTACCTCTATTAAATATCGTTTTATTCTCCCTGTGTTCTCTTGAACCTTAATGTAAAAGTCTGGAAAGTATCTATGGATTTTATTATCAACAGGTGAACGATATGGCAAAGCAATTTCTTCACTTCCCCACTCAAGTATTCTATCATTTTTATCACAATAAACCATAAATTTTCTCTCCCAAAGTGACCTGTAAATGATGTTTGTGGGATCACCTTTATACTTTCTGGGATATGAAGGATAATATTTTCCTTTATATGACATAAATAGAATTACAATATATACGTATTTAGAGTGCGAGAATCATTAGTAAGACCATATAATATGTCGATTGCCAATGCCATAGTAGGTCCATTGGCACAAACCAATCATTTTCTTGTTACCTTTTCCTCTTTAACACCAGCAGTTGAGTCATATCTTTCATCATATAGTGGACTTGATGACATAAGACCGTTTATTTCGAGAAGGGCAGGTATTCTATGTAATGATGCAAGTTTACCTACCACTTCTTATGCAACAGCAGAGGTGAGAGATAATTTCATGGGAGTTCCTCAACAGTTTGCACATACAAGAATTTACACTGATATAGACTTTTCTTTTTATATTGATGATGATTATAATGTAATAAAAACATTTGAAGGATGGATGGAATATATTTCAAGTGGTGCTAATTCCTTAATAGAGCAAGATGAAAGGGCATTTTATAGACGTATGAGGTATCCTGACTCATACAAGTGCAATACAATGTACATTAATAAATTTGAAAAAGAATACAAGAGAACACTTCGATATAGATTTGTAAATGTATTTCCAAAATCAATGTCTTCTGTTCCTGTTTCATATGGATCAGCAGATATTTTGAAAGTCACAGTATCTTTCAATTATGATCGCTATATAGTAAACGGTTAGAAAACCCATATAAATAATTTTACTGAGTTGATAATTTATCATGCCTTTACCAAAAGTTAGTACACCAACATTTGATTTGGTGTTGCCTTCAAATGGCAAGAAAATAAAATATAGACCTTTCTTAGTCAGAGAGGAGAAGATTCTAATTATGGCGTTAGAATCTGAAGATATGAAACAAATTACTAACGCTGTTGTTCAGATATTGAGTGCTTGTATTCTTACAAGGGGAGTTAAGATAGAAAATCTTGCTACATTTGATATTGAATATTTGTTTTTGAATGTTCGTGCTAAATCCGTGGGAGAAAATGTAGAGGTGAATATTACTTGCCCTGATGATAATAAAACCTCTGTTCAGGTTTCCATTGACATTGATACTATCAAAGTTCAAAAAGATAAAAAACATAAGAGCACAATTAAACTTGATGATAATCTTTCAATTAAATTGAAATACCCCTCATTGGATCAATTTATAGAATCAAATTTTGAATCTGGTGATGAGAAAGATAATATTAATAACACTCTTAGTATGATAACATCATGTATTGACATGATATACAATGAAGAGGAGAGTTGGAGTGGGTCTGATTCAACAAAAAAAGAACTTGGAGAGTTTATAGATCAGTTGAATACTAAACAATTTAAAATGATAGAAGATTTCTTCACAACGATGCCTAAACTTTCTCACAAAGTGAAGGTAACAAACCCACAAACAAAGGTTGAATCAGAGGTATTATTGGAGGGACTGGCAGCTTTTTTCAGTTAGGTATGGCTCACACGAATCTAGAGTCATACTTTAAAGTTAACTTTGCCTTGATTCAGCATCATAAATACTCTTTAACTGAGATAGAAAACATGATCCCTTGGGAACGTGAAATATACATATCATTATTACAACAACACATTGAAGAGGAAAACTTAAAGGCACAACAAAGTGGAACCTGATACAGTTAAAACACCCAAAATTAATAAAAGCACTTTTACTCTTGGGAGTGGTGCGATAGAAAAGAGAGTCGCTAATAATGAAAGAAAGATAACTGTTCTCAAAAATATTTTCAAAGCACAAAAAGTTGAGATTGGAGATAAGATAACACCTAAAGTAAATGTTCTTGAGGAGTCATTAGTATCAACTAATATAATATTAACAGATATCGCAGGTCAATTACAGAAAGATTTTAAGTCAAGACTAGCATATCAAAAAAGTATTTTAGATCAAGAAAGAAAAAATAAATTAGGTAAAAGAAGAGATGATGAGGAAGAAAGATTAGAGAGTCGTAAGAAAGTAGGTTCATTTATAAAATCAACTGCTGATAAGGTTGTAAAACCATTTTCAAGTGTATTTGATAAATTAGTAAATCTTGGAGGAATACTATTGACTGGTCTTGCAGCAAATACTGCATTTCAATGGCTACAAGATCCAAAGAATCTTAAAAAAATCACTGATATATTTGATTTTGTCAAAGCAAACCCATTTTTATCTTTAGGTGTTGGAGCACTTGGTATTGGTGCCACTCTTGTTTTAGGAAGAAGACTTTTAAAATTGATCAAATTTCTTGATCCATTCTATTTGTTTAATAGATTTGTTAGAGGGAAAGGAAAAGTTGTTAAAGGTAAACCTAAACCTAAAATCACAACTAGTGGTGGGAAGGCTGCTAAAGAAAATATTTTTTCAAGAATGTTAAGAGCAATCACACCAGGTAAAAATTTAAAAGGAGAAGTAGCAGAACAGGCAGGTAAACAGCTAGTTAAGAGGGGTGTGGGTGGTAAACTTTTATCTCGTGTAATCGGAAGTGTTGTTGGTGATTTTGCATTTGGTGTTGGTGGAATTGTTGTTGATGTAATTGCTGCGATAGCAAGATTCAAGGCAGGTGATACCTTCGGTGGTTTACTGTCACTTGCAAGTGCATTTCCAGGACCGATAGGTTGGATCTTTACTGCGATTGATGTTGCAAGAGAACTTGGTTTTGCGAAAAATGTTCCTATATTTGGTATTGAAAGGTATTACAAGTATGGTAAAAAAAATAAAAAAATGATGGCTGGTGGTATCGGTAAAGAGGGAGAAGATTATAATGTGCACAAGGGGGAACTATTCACGACTGATGGAGCTTATAAAGCAGATTTTAGTGGTAAGTTTATTCCAAACTATGAAAAAACATTAGCAAAATCAAAAAATAATTTTAATATTCAAGTGTTTAAAACTACAGAGGATAGGAGAAAGAGGAAAGTAGTAGAAAAAACAAATGACATACCAGCAACAAGTTTTATTTCAATAGATCCAATTAATTCATTCAATGCTTACATGACTGAGACTCCAAAAGTTCTTGGGTTTGATAATATGGTATACACTTAATGGTAGAAGAGAAGGCAGAACAACTTAAATCAACTGCTCAGAACATTCGTAAGATGTTCAATAATTTTAACGCTCAATTTAAATCATTATCGGATAAAAGAAAGAAGATACAAAAAGACGATAAACTTAATATGAGAAGAACCAAAAGGATTTCTTCATTTTCATCACCAATATCAAAGTCTGCAAATAAAATAAAACAATCTATCATCAAAGGACCTTCTGATATCATATCTAAAGTTTTAAACTTTGCCTCCATTCTTCTTATTGGTGCAGCATTGAATAATTTACCGCAAATAAAAGCAAAAGTTGATTCAGCAGTTGAAAATGTGAGATTACAATTTAATAAAGTTGGAGGATTTTTTACAGGATTATATGATGCAGTAAGAGATTTTATATCGGGTGGTAATAAATCAAAAGATGTAGTACAGAAGGGTGTTAATGACCTTAAAAAACAGAATAGTCTTCTTTTAAATGAAGTTGAAGGGGTCGATAAAAATGTAAGTAATTTTGAAAAATTAGATACTGACAACACATCTGATGAAATAACGAATGAAAATATCTTAGATAATACTGGACTTGGAATGGCATTGCCTAAGTCAGTTCGTGATCCCATGCGAGAAAATTTATCTGAGGTGCTGCCAAAGAAAAAAGTTTTTTCAAAAGACAGATTTTCTGGTATAGTCAACTCATTTCCTAAACAAGCATTAATGGATGAAAACGTGCTGAAAAATTATAAGCAGGTATCTGATTCCATCTCATCTTCTACACTAAATAATAAAGCCGAATCAATATCAGTGTTTACTAGTGACGATGTGAGAACAGAAGTCTTAGTATACGAAAAAGAAATTTTAGTTGATTAATAATGTCCGCAGTAGGTTATTCTAATTACAAAGTTTTACAGATAGCAAAACCAGAACGTGGTATTGTAGTAGATACTCGTGGAAGAGTGGTTGGTTTTGATTACTATGAAAGTGTATACTCTCCTATGGTTACTGCAAGTATGACTGAAATAGATGCTGGTGGAACTGTTACTAACACAAATGGGATAAGAGGAACTTTAAAAGATGCTTTACCAATTGAAGGCAACGAGGATGTATTTTTCAATATATCAACAGCATATAAGGATTTAAATTTTACAAAGACTCCAATGAAAACTCTTGGCAGTCCACTTAATATAGATGCAAATACTAAACAAGTTACGAACATTACGATGGTCTCTAAATATGCTTTTGATAACGCAAATATTGCTTTATCAAAAGTTTATCAAGAAGCTCCAATTAGTGATATAGTTGAGAAAATACTTGATGAGTTAAAAGTTCCAAAAGATAAACGTGATATTGAAAAAACAAGCACTTTGGATAAGGTCATGGGAAATCATGAACCACCCCTTGATGTTATATTAGGACTTTGTAAAAAATCGACACCAGCAAATGGTAAAGATCCTGGTTATTTTTTCTTTGAAACACAAGATGGATTTAAATTTAAATCAATTGATACACTAATAAATGAGGGAATAGAAAGTTTTAAAAATGATGATTACAGAGACACTCACACATATTATTATTTTACTTCTCCTCAAGCAAATCTAGATAATGATACAAATGATTTTAAGGTTTTGTTTCCCCCTGTTGTAAAGAGAGATCAAAATATATTACAGGCAATAAAACATGGACAATTTAATTGTAGAATATGCACGATTAATACTCTAACACAGGAGTATGATGAAAAAATAGTTAATCTACTTAGTAATTCTAATCTCGGAAAAAAACAAAAAAACACCGCAAACTCAAAAAACTTTTCTAAATCATACACATATGTTGTGAATCCTGGTGCAAATGAAAAAGGTGTTAGTAAACAAGTTATTAATAGTCCATCGTCATATGAACCAATGGCAAATATGAGATATTCTTTATTACATGCACAACTAGTGGACATTCAAATACCATGTAATGCTCTGTTACAGGCTGGTGATGTTATAAAATTAATGATTGAAAATATCACTCAAGATAATAAATTAGATCAGATCAATAATGAACATCGGAGTGGTTATTATCTTATTCTACATTTGTGTCATCATTTTGATTCAAGTAATTCATTTACTTCCTTGACACTTGCTCGTGATACCTATGGATTATACAGGAGCACAAAATGACTGAACCAGTAAATTCAACTCCATTTATTAAAGCAAGCATTCAAGATCAATATGGTAAAAAACCTCCTGAAATTTGGATAGGAAAAGTTGTTGGTTTCGATTCACAAAAGGATCAAATTGAAAATGGTTGGGGTTGGAGATATAAAGTAAGAATTATGGGTGATAATTCTGATGTGGATAATGTTACGGATGATCAGTTAAGTTATGCATATTCTTCATTACCAACGACTGCTGGATCAGGTGGTGCTTATAAATTACGTTCTGTTAGAATTAGTCAAGGTGATACTGTTCATGGTATCAGAGGACATGGAGGACCATTAACAATTACAGGTGTTTTTCCTCGAACTAGAAACACAATATTAAGTGATGCACCTTTTGGAACTAAATCAGGTTTTTATGGTGATTTAGAAGATAATGGAATTATAAGTGGTGAATTTAATGAACAAGTAGGTCCTGCTACACCTGGTGGAGTTCCTCTTATTAATAAGTCGAATAGAGAGAATCCAAAAGACAAAGTGAGTGAGATAGGTTATGACCCAAATGATGCTGAGATTATTACAGATACTCAAGAAAAAACAAATGCTAAAAAAAATAAAACAGTAATGAATGTTCAAAATTGGGTACCTGGTATGCCTTTGACTTCTGAATTGTTGACTAAACTTGAAAATGCCGCTGGAAATAATGAGATTGATCCAGAATTTTACGCATTAGCACTACCACAAGCGGTGAAACAGGGGTTGATAGATGGTGATACTGCAAAGGTAAAGGAGGTCACAAACAGATTGAAAAAAGATTTACTTAATTTAAAAACTAATATCGGTGACGTAGATCCAGAAACAATTAAAGAGATACAAAAAGAATTAGAATCAGCATCTGGTATTGATATGACACAGACAATAGAGGATTTAAGAAACTCATTTACCAGAGATAAATAAAACTATGAGTAAACAGTCAGCACTACTAGCATATCCATCGGGTTGTGGTAATCAATTCGTAAACGAATTATCACACACTCTTGATGATTTTTTTGGTAAAGTAACAGGAGCTTTTGGTGGAGCTTTGGATTTTAGTAATGAATTGAATGATACAGTGAGTCTTATAAGTGACCAAATGAGAGGACTAACTGGACAAATAAGTGGAGTATTGGAGGATAAACTGGTTGGATTCATTCAAAGTGGATTATCTGGTGTTCAGTCGTATTTCTTTTCAATATATGCTACAAATCCTTTAGTAGCACTTGCACAAACTAAAGCTTTTAACGCTGCAGCACTTAAACCAATTCAAAAATTATTTGGTTCCTTTGGTTGTTTAGGAGATATAGTTGCTAAATCATTGACTGGATCTATAAAAGACATGCTTGTAAATGCAGTCAAAAAAGGACTTATAAATCCAGTTACTTGTGCAGTTCAAGATTTTATAGGTGGTCTGACTAATAAAGTTACCAGTGCGATTGACTCTGTGATTGGTCCGTTGATTAATCCTATTGATAGTTTGTTTGGTATAATCGGACAGGGTTTTGGAACTATAAAAAGTGCGTTAGCAGGGGGACTTGATATTTTTAATAAGGCATCAAATATATTAAACTGTAAAGATAACAATGATAAGAGTGCTTGCCCAGTATCTAATGAATATATTTTAAAAACACAAACAAAAAATCCAAAAAGTGAAAGACAACAACAAACTATATTCAGTCAAGCATTCGCAAAAGGTCAAAAAGCACTTCAAAACGTACAAGAGGGTGCTACTGAGTTTGAAAAAAATGTAGGATCATTTAAAATATTTGGATCGAGAATTGATAGTGCAGAACCAGTTGAATGCAATACAGGAAATGTATTTGAGTGTGGACCTCCAAGATTAGAAATTTTTGGTGGTGATGGTGAAGGTGCTGCAGGTGATCTTATTTTAGGTAATATAATAGAAAAATTTGATGAAGAAAGTGGAGGTATAGTAAGTGATGTCCAAAGAACAGCAAGTATAATTGGTGTTGACATCACGTATCCTGGTCAGGGTTATACTGAGGAACCATTAGTTGCCTTTGTTGATAATTGTGATCAGGGATATGGTGCATATGGAAGAGCTCTTATAGATAAAGACCCAAATTCACCAACATTTGGACAATTAACGGACATAATTATCATATCAGAGGGTAAAAATTATCCTGTTGACTCAGATGATGAGGCATATATTGAGAAAATAATTGTATCATCTGGTGGTTCTGGTTACAGTATTGATGATACAATAGATGATTTTGATGTCGAAATAATTGATGGGTCAATATCAAAAGTAACTCCAAATAATAAACCATATCGAACTTTACCAAGAATAACTGTAAACACAAAAACTGGTAGTGGTGCAAAATTAACACCAATTATGACCAAAGTGAGGAGAGATACATTATCACTACAACAAATTGATTGTATACAACCTAAAGATAGTATTGTAGGATATGTTAATGGACAACCATATACAGGACCATTCCACATAATGCCTAATGGTCAGAAAATGACAGGTGAGAGTCATTCAGATGCTGATGATTTTATTTACAATACACCTCAAGAGAGTTTTAAATCAACAGTAAAATTAAATACAACACCATCTAATATAAAATTAAAATCAATTCAACAACTTGTTCAAGAGAGTGAAACAACACAAACAACAAGTAATGAAACATATGTTGATCCTGTAGACGATGCTATGGATAATGATTCACCACCACCAAGTTCACCACCACCTAGCACACCACCAATAAGTTCACCACCAAGTAGTGGTGGAGGTGGTTACGGGGGATACTAATGGCAAACGAAAGTAGAGTATTAGATATCTTCGGTCCTAATTTTCTTATTGAATCGAATGGTGAAGCGGTAGGTATAGGTGGTTTTGCATATCAGATGTATGCAACTACAAAAACTCCTGCTGGCGGTAATACTATTAAATATCAACAAGTTTTATATGATAGTGGTTTATCAGCGATTGATGCAGAGGGAACTTTAGAAATACAAACTGGACTTAAAAATAATTCAAAGGCAGTAAGTTTCTTTGCAATGGCACATCATGGGGATGTCGCACTCACAGCTGAAAAAGGTTGGATAAGATTAAAAGGAAAAAATATAGTCATAGACGCAACAAATCAATTATATTTACAAGGTAGAAAAATACAAGTTGGTCATGAACAAAAAGGAAGAACAGAAGATTTCCAAGTCACATCAACAAGAGTTGATTTAGGAAGACCAAAGAGGGGTAATATGTGTAAAATTCTAAAAACTTGTGGTCCTGATCTATCATTTATGAAATCACTAACTCCATTTAGTGGACTTGGTGGTATTGGTGCAGCAGCTGGCGGTGCTCTTGGTGGTGCAGTAGGAGGAACTGTGGGTGCTCAAATCGGAAGTCAAGTAGGTGAACAGGTAGGATCATGACAAGATTACCTGATGAAAGTATATTTTTACAGAATACGACTGGTGATTCTGGAATTGAAAATTTATATGTTTATGGTAAATTAAATTATGATTTCAAAAATGATGACATAACTGTTAATTCTTTAAATGTCACTGGTGTTTCTTCATTTACAAGTGACGTTACTTTTGAAGGTGATATTACACTGGATGAAATTACTTGTCGTAATGCAGATGTAACAGGAGTTGCGACTGTTACAACAGGTCTTTATGTAGAGGGTAAGTTGTTTGATGGTGATGGTGATTTTGGAACATCAGGTCAACTTTTATCATCAGACGGAACAGATTTAGCATGGATTGACGCAAGTACAACCAGTGTGGCAAACGCAAATAATGTTGGAACAAACTCTAATTCTACAAATGCAGATCAATTCATAACATTTGTTGGCACAAGTAGTGGTAATAATCCAATTAGAGTTAATAGTAATATCAAATATAATCCATCTACGAATACTCTTTCACAAATTAATATCGCAGGTAGTTCTACATCAGTTAATTTAAATGTTACTGGTGATCTAACAGTCGGTGGTAAATTAAAAGATGGTGATGGAAACTTTGGAACTGCTGGACAAGTATTAAGATCAGATGGCACAGATACTGAGTGGGTTAATACAGGATCACTTGCTGCTGGTGCAGCTGCGGAGGTTGGTGTGTCAGCGGCATCTGCTAATGCAAATCATTTTATTACGATGGTTGATACTGCATCAGGTAATGAAAATATCAGAGTTGATACTGACTTAACATATAATCCTGTAACAAATACACTTAATGTTCCTAATATTAGTGGCAATGGATCTGGTTTGAGTGGTATTGAATCATTTGTAACTGGTATGATTATTCTGTGGTATGGTAATACAGGTAATATTCCTACTGGTTTTGTTCTTTGTGATGGTAATAACAATACACCCGACTTGAGAGATAGATTTGTGGTTGGTGCAGGATCTGCATATTCACCAAATAATACTGGTGGTAGTTCAAGCACAACTTTATCTACATCACAATTGCCATCTCACAACCATTCTGTAAGTGTTTCTGGTACGACAGGTAATCCAAGTCCTGCTTTAACTGGTGATGTTAGAAGAATATCAGAGGGATTTAGAGCTTCTGGAACTGCAAGTGGTGTATTTACTAAAGTAAATGATCCAAATAACCCCATAACAGGTGCTTCTTCCAATAGTCCTGTTGCTGGTTTTACTTTTGATGGTACACATACTCATACATTTTCTGCTTCTGGAACTTCTGGTAATCAAGGTTCTGGAGGATCAATAGAAAACCGACCACCATACTACGCTCTTTGCTACATTATGAAGACTTAGTTGACATAATTGGTGTGGTAATATTAGAATATAAATATTATGGTTAATAAAATAAAAATGGAAAAGGAGAAGACTCCTGTAGAAAGACTGCATGATGATATTCGTCGTGCTGTAGATAAAATTGAAGATAATATGGATGATATTGTGCGTATCCATTGTCACGAGAATGATGATGCAGGCTAAATAATTTACCTGCGTAAAACTTGTGTACAAATTATCATCCAAATTTTGCTGGTATGATGACAGCAAAATGATCGTCAAGATGTTTTTTATCAATGGAATTCCATTTACATTCGATGAATTACCATTCGGTCATATATGGGATGAAGAGTTATGTCAAGTAGCAGATGAGAACCCTTGTTATGACCCAGAATATATGTACAAAGCATATGGGTATTTGATGTTAGAGGAATTACATCCATTATATTTTCCAGTAAAGTTAGAAAATCCAGAATTATTGCCTGATGATTTGGAATATCTGTATGAACAGGAAGAATTTACCTAACTAAATAGATCATAGGAATATTTTGTCAAAAATAAAGCGATGCCTCTTAATAAACTAGAGAATTTTATAAAGAATACAGAAGGTCGTATTCTTTATGTGAACCCAAATGATATTGATTCGACTGATGCGATTACGAATCAGGGTAATTCACTAGCGCAACCATTTAAAACAATTCAAAGGGCTTTACTAGAGTCTGCTAGATTCTCATATGTACGAGGAAAAAATAACGACTTAATCGAGAGAACAACAATATTAATATATCCAGGTGAGCATGAAGTTGATAATAGACCAGGATTTGGTATAAAAGTAGATCCAACTAATTCAAGTAACGCACTAGCAGTGTCTCCCTCTGGTGCAGAATCATCAGCATCATCTACATTAACACTTAATTTAACCTCTAATTTTGATTTAGACCAAGAAGATAATATACTTTACAAATTTAATAGTATCAATGGTGGTGTAATCGTACCTCGTGGTACATCAATCGTTGGATTAGATTTAAGAAAGACAAAGATAAAACCAAAATATGTTCCAAACCCAACTGATTTATCAGCACCTGCGACTGCATTATTCAGAGTAACTGGTACTTGTTATTTCTGGCAATTTTCTATTTTTGATGCTGATGAGAGCAAGACAGTTTACACAGATCCAATAGATTTTTCTGCAAATAATCAATCAATACCAACATTTTCACATCATAAACTTACTTGCTTTGAATATGCTGATGGTGTCAACAAAATTGATAGATTTAACTTAACTGATTTAGAAGTTTATTACAGTAAATTATCTAACGCATTTAATATTGCATCCACAAGAGACATTGACCAAAAATTCCCAACTTCAACAGATGGTTTTGCAGCACAAAGACCTGAGTTTGAAATAGTTGGTGCATTTGCTTCAGATCCAATTGTAATTTCTAATTTATTTTCTGGTAGTGGTAATACAGCAGGTAACGTTGTCACAGTCACAACTGCAACACCACATGGTTTAAGCAGTGGTACACCAATAAAAATTAATGGTATATCTTCACCTGAGTATAATATTTCAACAAAGGTAGCAAGTATTCTTGCAGAAGATCAATTTACATATCTTCTTCCATCAGTACCAACTAATTTAATTGCAACACCCGCTCCAACTACAAACCAAACTCTAACAATTGAGACTGACACTGTAACTGGTGCGTCACCATATATCTTTAACGTATCATTACGTTCAGTATTTGGTATGAATGGTGTTCTTGCAGATGGTGCAAAAGCAACTGGATTTAAGAGTATCGTTGTCGCACAGTTTACTGGTGTTTCTCTACAGAAAGATGACCGAGCATTTGTAAAGTATAATTCATCTTCAAGAAAGTTTGAGAGTATAACTATTAACCTAGCAAAAGGTGCTCAACTTCCAAAAGAGTCATCATCACTAGATGTTAATAAAGTTTATCACTTAGATTCTGACGCAGTATACAGAACAGGATGGCAGACTGCACATATCGCTATGAAGAATGATGCGATCATGCAGATTGTGTCAGTGTTTGCGATTGGATTTAATCGTCACTTCTCCGCTGAGTCTGGTAGTGATGCATCAGTAACTAACTCAAACTCTAACTTTGGTCAGATATCACTTACATCAGATGGATTTAAAAATAAGGCATTTAGTAAAGATGATACCGCATTTATTAGTAATATAATCACTCCAAAAGCAATCACAGGTGAACCAGTAAACGTTGATTGGCAGTCATTTGATGTTGGATTGACTACAGCAGTCGGTATATCAAGTCATCTATACTTATTTGGATTTGATGATGTCGATGATAAACCACCTGTCGTCATTCAAGGTTATCGTGTTGGTGCGAAGGAAACAGATGTTATATCATTGAATACTGGCACAGTCAAAACTGCATCAATTGTTATGACTGATAGCACTGTAAGCACAGGTGCATCAGTAGTCACAGGATCAAGTGTAAGTAAAAAGGTATTCAGGGTTGAATCAGGACCATCATTTGTAAGTGACAATAAAGCACTATCAAATGTATTCACGATTGGCACACATACAATTCAAACTGGTGAGAAAGTTAGATTATTCAGTGATGATGGTGATTTACCAGAAAATATTGAACCTAATACAGTATACTTTGCGATAAAAATATCTGACACAGAAATAAAATTAGCATCTTCGCAAACAAACGCACAGAACAATGTTCCAATTACTGTCTTTAAAGGTACAAAATTATTTGTAGAGAGTCGAGTATCAGACAAAATATCAGGAGATATTGGATCACCAATCCAATATGATAGTATCAATAAAAATTGGTTCCTACACTCACACACAACTAATGATATTTTCACAGAGTTTAATACTAAAGGTGTCAATGAATTAGGTGCAAAGAGTAATGTATCATTCATATCTAGAACAGTTGACCCAAGATCATTAGATGAAAGATTATATACAGTTCGTGTTGTTGTACCAAAAGAAGCGGCAAATGCAAAAGACCCTAATGATGGATTTGTTCTACAGGAATCAAGTAGCACAGGTGTAAGAGCAAATACTGATTTTTCAGATACCACTATTGATGCAACCGATGTATTCTTCAATCGTAATCCAAGATTTATAAGCACTTGCTCTGCATCAGGATCTACAGTATCTGTCAGAACTGAGTTACCCCATAACTTAAATGTTAGTGATAAGGTTAATATATTAAATGTTAAAAGTACTGCTAATACAACAGGTGTAGGTAATTCAGCATTTAATGGAACATTTACAGTTGCATCAATAGTAAATGACAAAGAGTTTACACATTCAACCACTGACGTTAATGGTAAGACACATACATCAGGTGACTTTACAAGTGATACCACTACTAGAACCACTGATTTACCTAGATTCCAGAGGAATGACTTACTATCTAACTTCTACATTTATCGAAGTGAAGTTATAAGTGAATATATTAAAGATGTTCAAGATGGTATCTATCATCTATACGTTTTAAAAGCTGATAATACTATATCTGAGGAATTTACTGGACAAAAGTATAGTCAAAATGTTACTGATTTGTATCCACAACAGGATAAAGATAATGAGAATGACAACCCACCATCAGCTGTTTCGTTTGCAAAAAGACAACCAGTTGGTGACGTAGTAACAAATAGTCTTAAAAATAGCATTACAAGAGAATCAACTGATAAGTTATTACAAGACTTTGGTAAAGGACTTAAGATAACTGACTTTGATTCTACCACAGGTGTTACAACTATTACTTTTGACAGAGAGCATGGATTGAGTGGTATTGTCACTTATAGTGATTTTACAGGTGGTACTGGATATAAAAATGGAACTTATGAAAATGTAAAACTATTCAATGAGGGTACAACCACATGGGATGGAGCAACTGCTAAAGTCGTCATATCAGGTGGAACTATTATAAACTTTGATGTCATTGACGGAGGTTCTGGATATGGTGCGGAAAAATTAGAATTTGATCCAACATTTATTGGTTCACCAAGTATTGGTGCAGCTGCAACGTTTACTTCAGTTGGTTTATCAACAAATATTGGTGATATTTTACAAGTTACTGGTGTTGGAACAATTACTGATGGATATTATCGCATTGCATCAGTGCCATCAACAAAAACAGTTTCAGTTGCAACAACGACTGGTGATCCTACATTCTTATCTGGTCAATACGCACTAAATTTAGGTCCTGCTGTTGCTATTGCATCTGATGATTTTGAATCAGTAAGTGGTGTATCTACATTTACATGTAGTTCAGCTCATGGATTAGTAATTGGAAGTCCATTTAGAATAATTGATAGTTCAAATAATAAACTAGGTGACTTTACAGTTAAAGAAAGAGTCGGTGTTAATACATTTTCTGCAAAGACAAGTGCAAATTTAAATGGTGCGTTTGTTTTACGTCATGGTATGAGTGCTGCGGATGCAACTTCTGATGAGGGTGATGAAAATTTAGGTACTAGAGGTTTATCATTCTATGATAGTGAAACTCTTACACTAAAAGCGAATCTTACTAGTGGAACATCAGTTCAAGTAGAGGTTCCAAATGCAGGTATCGGAACTGTAATCAGATTCCCATTAGGGTCATTTATTCAAATAGATGGTGAAATAATGAGAGTCACCACTTCTGAATTATCTGGTACTGGATTAAATGAAATTGGTGTTGTTCGTGGTGTTTTAGGAAGTAGAAAATCTGATCATGAATCTGGATCACTGATCCGAAAGATTAAACCAATACCGATTGAATTCAGAAGACCATCTATAATCCGTGCTTCTGGACATACATTTGAATATATCGGTTATGGTCCTGGTAACTACTCAACTGGTTTACCACAGGTTCAAACAAAGACATTATCTGAAAGAGAAGAGTTCTTAGTTCAATCACAAGAAAGGTCATGTGGACAGGTAGTTTACACTGGTATGAACAATGAAGGTGACTTCTTCATCGGTAACAAGAGAGTTAGTTCTGCAACTGGACAAGAGAAAACATTTGATGCTCCCGTTCCAACGGTAACAGGTGAAGATCCATCAAGATTGAGTGTTGTATTTGATGAAGTTGTAATTAAAGAGAGACTCAAAGTTGAGGGTGGAACATCTAGGACAATATTATCTCAATTCGATGGTCCTGTCGCATTCAGTCAAGATGTTAGATTTGATGCTGTTACATCATTCTCAAAAATTATAAATCTTACAAATGATACTCAGTCAACATCAACAACTACAGGTTCTCTGATAGTATCAGGTGGTGTTGGTATTGCAAAGAATGTATTCATCGGTGGTAACTTAACTGTATCTGGCACATTCAATGGTGGTGCTGTAGAATTTGGTAATATTAAAATTGCACAAACAACTGCAAACACGATTGATACAGTAACTGGCGACCTTATACTATCTTCTATTGGTGATGTTAAGGTTTCTGATGATTTAGACGTATCTGGAACTCTTGATGTTGACGGTAATGTAACTCTAGGTAACGCTACAAGTGATGCAACCACAGTATCTGGTACTCTTGCAGTTAACTCAACTACAAACTCAACCAGTAAGACAACTGGTGCAGTCGTGGTAAGTGGTGGTGTTGGAATCAATAATGATCTTCATGTTGGTGGAGACATCACTGCGTTCTCATCTTCAGACATTAACCTTAAAGAAAATATTACTGTCATTCCAAATGCACTAGACAAAGTGAAAGCACTTACTGGTAATACATTTACTTGGAAATCAGATGTTGAGAATTTTGCAGATAAGGATGATACTGGTGTAATTGCACAAGAAGTTGAAGCACTTGGATTACCAGGTATCACAACTACAAGAGATAATGGTGTAAAAGCAGTTCGTTATGAAAAATTAGTGCCACTTTTAATCCAAGCAATCAAAGAACTATCTGCGAAAGTAGATGCACTCTCATAAATAACTAAAAATACCATAAGATGGCGAATATCAGGAAATCATTTAATTT